TTTATGCTATTTGGCAAAATGCCAACGAAGGTAGAAATGGGTATAAACCTATTCAAGTTATGTGGGATGCTGTTCCAGGTAGAGACGAAAAGTGGAGAGCAGATACTCTTGCTTCAATGAATTTTGATACAGAAAAATTTCAACAGGAATACTGTGTTGAATTCATGGGTAGCTCTGGAACGCTTATCGCTGGCTGGAAACTAAAAGAGCTTGTACATCAAACTCCATTAAATGCTAAAGACGGATTATCAGTTTATGCTAATCCTATTCCTAGAAATAGATATGCTATTGTAGTTGACGTATCAGAAGGCAGAGGTTTAGATTATTCGGCGTTTCATGTTTTAGATGTTTCTCAAATGCCTTATCGGCAAGTTTGTGTTTATAGAAATAATTTAATAACGCCATTAGATTATGCAGAAATTGTACACAGAATTGCTATCGTTTATAACAGAGCTCCTATATTAGTTGAAATTAATAACATGGGCGCTCAGGTTAGTCATTCATTACATTATGATTTTGAATATGATAATATTTTGTTTACTGAAAATAATGGCAGGAATGGTAAAAAAGTAAGCACTGGTTTTGGTGTTTCTGTTGATATGGGCGTAAGAACTACAGTTCCTGTCAAAGCAAATGGTTGCTCTTTGTTAAAATTGTTGATTGAGCAAAACCAACTTATCGTTAATGATTTTCATACTATTGAAGAACTATCTCGATTTTCAAGAAAAGGTAAAAGTTACGAAGCAGAAGAAGGCGCTCATGACGATCTTGTGATGGGATTAGTTCTGTTCGGTTGGCTATCAGAACAACAGTTCTTCAAAGATTACACCGATATAAATACGCTTATGAGATTACGAGATAAAACTGACCAAGAGATTATGCAAGATTTGTCTCCTTTTGGATTTATAGATGATGGTAGAGGCGAAGACATACAAGAAGTTATAGATATGACTCCTCGTGGAAATTGGCTGTCAGATTTAAAAGATGAATATTTATAAATAAAAATAGAATTTACCTTATCTTTTTTCCATGGAAGGAGAAATAACATGCCATTTCAATTAAGTCCAGGTGTTAATGTTACCGAAATTGATCTAACAGGTATTGTACCTGCAGTTGCCTCTACAGATGGCGCGATTGCTGGTGTTTTCAGTTGGGGACCAGTTGGTACAAGACAATTAATCGACAACGAAAATAAATTAGTTAATACATTCGGCAAGCCAACTTCGAACAATGCGGAAACTTGGTTTACCGCTGCAAATTTCCTTTCATATACAAATCGCCTTTATGTAACACGTGTTGCTAATACTAGCACTTATAACGCTGTCGCTAACACTGATACTGTTTCTGATATCGCTACTCAGATCATTAAGAATAAAGCAGATTTCGAAAATTATCAAACAGATACAAATGTTTATTTTGTAGCAAAATATCCTGGCGCTGCTGGAAATTCTCTTAAGATTTCTGTTTGTGACAGCCCAAATGCATATTCGTCTAATCTTATTATGATCGGTCTGGACGATGCCGATCCGCTAGACGTTACAGCAAATCTTTCTATCGCTATTGGATCAACATCCGCTAACCTTATCGTAACACCAGGCGGCGGTGGTTCATATAGTGACGCTCTAACTTATATAAACCGCCTTAAAGATCAACTTACCATCGGCGATTATCTATCAGTTGGTAACGTTTCTATTGGAACACAAAGCCTACGTATTGATTCTTTTGGATCAGTTACAGGTAACAGTACTAGTTATTTCGTTGATATTAATTTTGATAGCACATATAGACTTTCAACTGAGTTCGGAACTGGTACAGGCGTAAACGAAACAATAACACGTCAATGGGAATATTTCAACGTCGTAAACGGTGCACCAGTACAATCTGATTATGTACGTCAGTTTGGTAACACTGCTGCTGTTGATGGTATTCACGTTGTAGTTGCTGACGAAAAAGGCGTATTTACTGGAATTCCAGGTTCGGTTCTAGAAACATTCCAAGACCTTTCACGTGCGACAGATGCTAAAACAGTTGGTGGTCAGGCAAATTACTACAAGACAGTAATCAATCAAACATCTAATTACGTTTGGTTAACAAAAGATCGCGCAAACGCCATATCAAATACAGCTGTTAATGTTGCTTCTTCAACTAACGATTCAGCATTCACACTTTCTTTCCAAGCTGGTACATACGGTGCTAATGAAGGAAGTATTTCTCTTTCAGCTGTAACTGCTGGTTATGACCTTTATAAGTCAGCCGAAGATGTTGATATTTCTCTTATTCTTCAGGGTAAGCCAATCGGCACTGGCGGAACTTATCAGCTTGCGAATTATCTAATTGACAATATTTGCGAAACTCGTAAAGATTGTATCGTTCTTGTAACACCAGATGATTCTGTCGTTCTCGGCAATGCAGGTAATGAAGCTCAGGCTCTTGTAAACTGGAGAAACCTAGTTCATGATAGTTCTTATGCTGTTATGGATTCTGGTTATAAGTATCAGTACGATCGTTATAATGACGTTTATCGTTATATCCCATCTAATGGCGATATTGCTGGTCTTTGCGCACGTACCGATAATCAGAGAGATCCATGGTGGTCGCCAGCTGGTTTCAATCGCGGTCAAATCAAGAACCTTGTAAGACTTCGTTGGAATCCAAGAAAAGCTGATAGAGATATCCTTTATAAGAATGGCGTTAACCCACTTGTATCATTCCCAGGTCAGGGTACTGTTCTTTACGGTGATAAGACTCTTCAGACTAAACCATCAGCTTTCGATCATATCAACGTTCGTCGCTTGTTCATCGTTCTTGAAAAGGCTATTGCCACTGCTTCTAAGTTCTTCTTGTTCGAGTTCAACGATGAATTTACTCGCGCTCAGTTTAAGAGCCTAGTAACACCTTATCTTCGTGACGTTCAGGGTCGTCGTGGTATTACTGACTTCCTCGTTGTTTGCGATGGATCAAATAATACTGGCGAAAGAATTGATCGTAACGAATTCTGGGGCGACATCTATATCAAGCCAGCACGTTCAATTAACTTCATTCAGTTGAATTTCGTTGCTGTAAGTACTGGTGTTCAATTCTCCGAAATCGTCGGCAAGTTTTAATAAATAAATTAAAATCCATTAAGGAGAAAAAAGATGGCATCAGGATTTAATATTAGCACTTTTAAAACAAGAGGTCTTGTTTATGGTGGTGCTCGTCCTACACTTTTCGAAGTGTATCTAACACCACCAGCAACTCTGGGTGCAGACCCAGAGTCTTCAGATAAGTTTCGTTTTACTTGTCGTGCAGCAGCTTTACCAGCAGCAACAATTCAGTCTATCGACGTTGGTTATTTTGGTCGTAAGATCAAGGTTCAAGGCGATAGAACTTTTCAAGATTGGCAGGTAACAGTAATGAACGACGAGGATTTCCTCGTTCGTTCTATGTTCGAAAAATGGTCAAACGCTCTTAATAGACTAGAGTCGAATATTCGCGACCCTAACTTTTCTACTGACGAAAATTCATATAAAGTTGATATGGATGTTCTTCAGTATGGTAAAGATGGTTCATTACTTCGTTCGTATACTATTATCGGTGGCTTCCCAACTGACGTTTCTGATATTCAGCTTGATTGGGATACAACTAATCAGATCGAAACATTTACTGTTAGATTTGCATATGATTACTGGCTACCAGGAACTGAAGAAGTTAATTCTTATCTAGGCGATGCAACAAGCCCAGTTTCATCTTAATAAATATATATTAGTTACCTCTTGAATTAGTTTGTTATTTTAGAGAGGGGCTTATCCTTAGCCCCTCTTTTATTTGAAGGAAAATAAATGCAATTATTCGGTTTCGAATTTAAACGTAAAGTCGATTTAGATGTTGCTCCGTCATTCGCTCCAAAAGAGCAGGAAGACGGAGCAGTTGTCATTGCTGCTGGTGGCAGTTTTGGTACATATGTTGACCTTGACGGTACAGTAAGAACAGAAGCTGAATTAGTTACAAAATATCGCGAAATGGCGCTACAACCAGAAGTTGATGCGGCTGTTGATGAAATCGTAAATGAAATGGTCAGCCTCGACGAAAGAGATATAGTAAAAATTAAATTAGATAATCTAGATTCAGTACCAGAAACTATCAAGAAAAAAATACGCGAAGAATTTGATAATTGTTTAACTATTCTAGATTTCCGTAAACATGCTTATGAAATCATGCGCCGTTGGTATATTGATGGGCGGTTATATTATCATGTTATTATTGACGATCAAGACACTACATCAGGTATCAAAGAAATTCGTTACGTTGACCCAAGAAAAATTCGTAAGATTCGTGAAATCGCAAAGCGTAGAGCCAAGGGCGGAGATCATGGCGAGTCTGTAATTCCAAAAACTCAAAATGAATATTATATTTTTAATGATAGGGGATTTAACTACGGTAACAAAGTTACTGGTCCCAGCACTACTGGTCTCCGTATCGCTAAAGATTCTATACTTCATGTAACTTCAGGATTGTCAGATACACAGGGAACTATGGTTCTCTCATATATGCACAAAGCTATCAAGGCGCTCAATCAGCTACGTACGCTTGAAGATGCTCTTGTTATCTACCGCCTCGCGCGAGCGCCCGAGCGCCGTATTTGGTATATTGACGTTGGTAATCTTCCTAAGATGAAAGCAGAACAGTACGTTCGCGACATTATGGTTAAGCATAAGAATCGTTTGATTTATGATGCTGACTCTGGTGCTATTCGTGACGACCGTAAGTTTATGACTATGTTAGAAGACTATTGGCTTCCTCGTCGTGAAGGTGGTAAGGGTACAGAAGTAACAACTCTTCCTGGTGGTCAAACACTAGGTCAAATGGACGATGTTCTTTACTTTCAGAAAAAGTTACTCCAAACACTTAATGTACCGATTAATCGCCTCAACTCAGATGCGTTATTTTCGCTTGGTCGTGCGACAGAAGTTAGCCGTGATGAATTAAAGTTTAGTCGTTTTATCGGTAGACTTCGTGGTCGTTTTTCTCAGCTATTTTTAAATCTTCTTGGTAAACAAATTATCCTTAAACAAATTATGACTATCGAAGACTGGGAAAATATTTCTAACGAAATTATATTTGATTTTGCCAAAGATAATTACTTTACTGAACTTAAAGATGGTGAAATTCTCGACAACCGTGTTAACCTTGCTCGTAATATGCAGGATATGCTCGGTAAATATTATTCTCATGAATGGCTACGTAAAAATATCCTTCAACAGTCAGAAGATGATATTGAAGAGATGGATAAAGAGATAGCAGCAGAAACTGATTCTCAAGACCCACGTTGGATCAATCAAGCTATCATGCAGAATGAAATGAGCGAGCAGCAAATGCAGATGCAAATGCAGCAACAAAATGAACCTCAACAAGATAGCCAGCAACAAACAGCCGCTGATGATGAAAATTTAAACGTTGACCCAAATCACGATGAACAAGTTAGAAAAATGCAAAACGCTAAAGCAACATATAACTTACTTGCGCAAAAGAAAAACAGAACATTGAGTGATGAATCCAAGTTTAAATCAGCCGCTTTAATTTTGGCTAAAAATAAATAGGAGATAAGTAATGGAACAAGATAATAAATATACTTTGAATGATTTAGTTACACTTAGCGCCGATCAAAAACCACTTGAATTTCAGCAAGCATTTGATAATTTAATTATTGATAAAATTCAGGCTGCTATTGATAATAGAAAATTAGAAATCGCACAGGGCATGTTTAATGCTCAAGAAGAAGAATAAGGACATTTAAATGGCAAAGTATCTCAAAGACGTTTTAAAAGGTAAAAAAGAAAGTACCAAAAAGGTAAACGATCTTGGTGGTTACAAGCCCAAGGCTGGTGACGAAGCAGAGTTTGCCAAGAAGCATGAAATTGAAAAGCATGAAGATCGCGTTGGTAACGGCGACGATGTTTATAATGCATCTAATATAAAACCAGTTCTTAATAGACCAGAAGAAAAGCGTCATAAAGATGCTGGTAAAGTTTATGAATCAAAAAAAGCTGAGGACATTAAGTGTAATATGACGGAAGCTGGAACTTATTGTCCAATGCATGAAATGGCTAACTGCTCTTCTATGAGAAAAATTGACGAGATTTCAAATAAGCTTGCGCTAAATTACGCTAAAGGCGCATCAAAATCGATGGATACAGCTTCAGAAAAAGGTTCAGCTGGTTATGAAACCTTTATGAAAAGAAGTGCAGGACAAAAACTTGCTCTTGATAAAACTAACCCAGAACACAAGCGTTTAAAGGCAAAAGTGGGCACTACTGACGCAAACTCTAAAGACGCTGCTTATAAGAAATCAATCGGTGAAGAAGCACAACAGGTAGACGAGCTTTCTACAGACACATATCATAGTGCTGCTCAAAAGGCAGCTAAGAGAGCTATGGGCGATGCTATGGGTCGTTCTGGTCCAATCTTCAAGAAGTATGCTGGAATGGCTAATAAGTTCCGTGCCAAGGGTATGGAACAGGAAAAGCAAGAAAAAGCAGCTAAATCTGTAAAGGAAGATGTTCTTCCAGGTACTTTTGTAGAACCATCAGCTGCAGCTAAGAATAAAGCAAAAAAAGTTCAGCAGAAAGATGCTGATAATGCAGTTGTTAGCAGAGCTAAGATGGGTATGACTACCGAAGAAAGAATGCCTCATCAAATGGATGCTGGTGAATTACGTCAGCATTTAGCAACACATTATGGACATATCGAACACGGTAGTTATGTTTCTCCACAAAAACATAGAACATATTTGTATCATGTAAATCGTCTTGCAAAAATGATTGGTAAATCTACCGAACATGTTCGTAAACAAGTTAAAAAAGATCATGGAATGAAGGACGATATGAACGAAGGTGCTAAAATAGAAGAAGGTATTCGCCCTCTTAAAAGAACTGATACTAAATTTAAAGACAATCCTGCATCATTTTCAAATATGCCAGCAAAAAGTTATCGTCTTCCGGGTGTAAAATCTAAAGCGGAAATAGATGCGGAAAAAAATAAAGCATTAACAACTTACACTGGTAAAATTACTAAATTAAAGCCAGGTAAAGCTAAAGGCGTAAAAGAAGCTAATGCAGTAGAGCCTCTTCTTCAGGATAATGATCATTCAAACGAAGCAGCTGAAATGGCAAGAACAGAACTAAAAGCTCTTGCAAACAAAGCATTACATCTTGTTATGAAGATGCCAGAATCGATGCATGTAGAACCTTGGTGCCAGGCTAAAATTGCTCAGGCTAAATCTATGATTAATGACGTTCATGATTATATGATATATGGCGAACATGATAAAGAAGAAAATGAATCCGATACTCCAATGGATATTACAACTGCTAGCAATCCATCAAATTCATTCCCTAATATGTCAGTAGATGTAGGAAGAAACGTATGAGCGCGATTATTAAACCACTAGGAACAGAATCTGTTTGTAATACTACAACTTTTAGTTCTTACAGTAATAGCACATTAGTAAAGATATCACATGCTTCTGCTATTACAACTTTAGCTTTAATTACTTGTAAAGATTCTACAAACAGTACTACTAAATGGACAACTTCCGTTATAGGTGGCGAAACAATAATTGTAGAAAAGGGCGCGACAGATATTATAACATCAAATAACACAGCTGCTACATTAGTGGCTGTTCCTGTTGCTTATAAGAATTAAGGTAATCAAATGAAGCTAATTACAGAGCTGGTAGAAAGCGTCGAGTATATAACTGAAGCCAAAGAGTCTGGCGAAAAGGAACATTATATTCATGGTATTTTTCTTCAAGCTAACAAAAAAAATCGTAACGGTCGTATCTATGAAATGCATGTTTTAGAACCAGAAGTTAATCGTTATGTAAACGAAACTATCAAAAATAATAGAGCTTATGGTGAACTTGGTCATCCAGAAGGTCCGGCTATTAATCTTGATCGTGTATCTCATATTATTACAGAACTAAAACGTGATGGTAGTAACTTTATTGGTAAGGCTAAACTTACTAATACACCGATGGGAAATATCGCTAGAGGTCTCCTTGAGTCTGGCGCGAATCTTGGTGTTTCTTCTCGCGCTCTAGGTTCTTTACAGCCAGATCATAAAACTGGCGCTATGATGGTTCAACCTGATCTTCGTCTTGCAACTGCAGCCGATATCGTTGCTGACCCATCTGCCCCAGATGCTTTTGTTAAAGGTATTATGGAAAACGTAGACTGGTTATATGATCCAGTTAAAGATACTTGGCGCGAAGAAAAACTTGATATTATGAAAAAAGAAATACGTCATATGTCAATGAACGAAATCGAAGAAAAAAAACTCGCTATCTTCGAAAACTACCTTAGCTCTCTAGCTTTAAATTTAAATAAATATAAATAATTCTAAATTCCACAAGGAGACCTCACGATGTCAATTAAAAGTTTTCAAATGAAAGACCTTCTAGAGCAGGTTGCTATCGCCGAAGCTAAGAAGAAAAAGGCTGAAGAAGATGATGAAGAAGACGAAATGGACGAAGAGTTCGTAGTCGAAAAGAAGTCTTCTGAAGAAGATGACGAAGAAGATGACGAAGAAGATCAGGAAGACGATGAAGAAGACGACGAAGAAGACGAAGACAACGGCGAAAAGAAAGAAACCGCCGATGTTAAAAAAATGGAAAAGAAAGCTCATATGAAAGAAGATACTACTGCTGCTCTTTCTCTTAAGCCAAATGCACGTGGGGTTGATGATCCTAAGTCAAAGATTGGCATGATCACTGCTGTTATCGGCGCTATGCATGCTATGAAAAAGGACGACCTCACTAAGTGGTTCCATGACACTCAGTCTCAGTTTGGTCCAGGTAAAGATTATGGCGTTGGCGATAAGTCAGCTTCTAATCAGGCTTCAGTTGACATGAAGGGTGGCGCTGGTCCAAAAACTCGCGATCCAATGCCAAAACTTAAGAAGCTTTCTGTAAAGGAAGACGTTGAAGAAATGTTTGCTGGTTCAGACCTTTCTGAAGAATTTAAAGATAACGCTGCTACTCTATTCGAAGCAGCTGTTAATGCTCGTGCAATGGTTGAAATTGCACGTCTTGAAGAAGAATATGAAAACGCTTTTGTTGAATCTGTAACTGAAATTACCGAAGAACTGACCTCTAAGCTTGACTCATATCTTGAATATGTAACTGAGCAGTGGATGGAAGCTAATGAAGTTGCTATCGAATCAACACTCCGTAACGAATTAATGGAAGAATTTATTGGTGGTCTAAAGGGTCTATTTGCTGAACATTATATTGACGTTCCTCAGGAAAAGGTTAATGTAATCGAAGCTCTTGCAGAAAAGGTAGAAAGCCTCGAAGCAGTCCTTGACGAAGCCATCAATGAAAACGTAGAACTCAAGAGAACTGTAGCAGAAGTTGAAAAGGAAGAAATCCTTGAAAGTCTATGCGATGGTCTTGCTCTTTCGCAGGTAGAAAAGTTTAAAGCTCTTGCGGAAGGTATTGACTTTGACGGCGACCTAGAAACTTACGGCAGAAAACTTACCTTTGTAAAGGAAAGCTATTTTGCTAATAAGAAGCAGGTTGTTTCTACGAACATTGAAGAAGAAACTTTTGAGGGCGAAACTTCAACTAATACCGTTTCTATTGACCCAGTGGTTAACCGTTACGTACAAGCTATCACTAAAAACTTAAAGAAATAATTTTTATAAATATTATACCAATCACCTAGAAAGGGAGACAAAAATGTATCTAGCTGAGGCAATTCAAAACAAGTGGAGCCCAGTGCTCGACCATGATGCTCTTGGAGCAATCAAGGACCAGCATCGCCGTTCCGTAACAGCAATAATGCTCGAAAACACAGAAAACGCTCTTCGTGAAGCTTCTGCTCACAATGGCTATCAGACTCTTACTGAAACCGGTATTGCTCCGTCCGCAGTTAACGCAATGGGCGGTTCTTCTTCATCTACTGGTACTGGTGGTATTGATACTTTCGATCCAGTATTGATCAGCCTTGTACGTCGTGCAATGCCTAACCTCATTGCTTATGACATCTGCGGCGTTCAGCCAATGACTGGTCCAACTGGTCTTATCTTCGCAATGCGTTCGATGTATTCTAACCAGCAGACTAACTCTACTGGTTATGCAGTTGCTCAAGGTGCTGCAGTAACTCAGGAAACTTTCTATCAGGAAGTTAACACTGCGTTCTCGTCAGTTGTTGGTGGTGGTAACCAGTTTGGTAATAACAATACTGGTACTTTCCCAGGTGCAACTAACACTACACCACTTTCTTCAGTAAGCACTTATAACACTGCTGGTGGTATGACAACTGCTACTGCAGAAGCTCTTGGTTCTAATAATAATTCTGCTTCTGACTTCGCTCAGATGGCATTTACAATTGAAAAAGTAACTGTAACTGCTAAGTCACGTGCTCTTAAGGCAGAATACACTATGGAACTTGCTCAGGATCTTAAGGCTATTCATGGTCTAGATGCTGAAACAGAACTTGCTAACATTCTTTCTGCTGAAATTCTTTCTGAAATCAACCGTGAAGTTGTTCGTACTATCAACATCACCGCTGTTGCTGGTGCTCAGGACAATACAACTACTGCTGAGATCGGAAGAGCAC